GAACTCGAAGAATCAGGGAGAATTCTACAAGATGCTCTCCAAGATGTTACCTACGAACGTGACGCTTGAAGGAGAAGCCCCGATTACGTATATAATCTCAGATAAATTTTTGCCGCTGAAAAGGAAGGCCAATGCTAAGAAGTGAAGTGGCTAGTAGTGCTCCAGTTGGAGAGCTTTATTTGAATCAGTATCTCAACCCTAATCACGGGGAGCTTTTTCTGTGTATGAATCCAGAGCTTATTGTCTATGGAGGAGCAGATGCTGGGAAGTCCTATTCGATAGTTGATAAGCTCTTGAGTCAGACAATAGAGCAGAGTGACAGACAGATTAAAATTCTTGTAATACGAAAGACTTTCCCCGCTCTTCGGGTATCTATCTTGGACATATTGCAGAGGAGGGCGGAGCTTTTTAGAATGCCATTCGAGCTCAACGAGAGCAAATGGATAGCAAAATGCAAGAATTTGACTTTCGTCTTTCAGAGCCTCAATAATAAAGAAGACTATGAAAAGCTAAAATCACAGACAGACATTGATTTTATCTGGATAAACGAGCTTGCACAGCTCAGGGAACAAGATTATGAGGAGTGTATCAGGCGGTTGCGTGGAGGAGAATCGGAATACGAGCAGATAATCTCTGACTTCAACCCGATAGGAAAGACGTCCTGGGTGTATGACCGTTTTTGGGCACGCAATGTTAATAACGTCAAGAAGCTTCGATATACGATTTATGACAATCACCCCGACTACCTTGCAACTCCAAAAGCACAGAGAGAGATGAAGAGGCTGGAGGCTACGAAAAATTACAACATCAATCTCTATAATATCTATTTTCTTGGAGAATGGGGAGAGCTTGAAGGGGTGATTTTCAACTGGGATGTTGTGGATAGCCCACCTGACAGTGTGGATGAGATATTCTACGGCGGTGATTTCGGATACAGCATAGACCCCGCAGTGCTCATTCGAATCTATAGGAAAGCTAACGAGTTCTGGGTTGAGGAAGTTATTTACGAAACGGGTCTCACCAATCAGGCATTAGGAAGGGAGATGCAGAAGAAGGGGATTGACAACGAAGCGGTGTCGTACTGGGATAACGCGGAACCCAAATCCATCCAGGAACTGTGCGATCTCGGCCTTAATGCGAAGCCGTGTGAGAAGGGGCCAGATTCGGTAAGAGCTGGAATAGACTTTCTTCTTACACTCCCGATTCATATAGTAGACGGAAGCGAGAACGTGATTAAAGAGCAAAAAAGCTATGTGAGACAGAAGGATAAAGACGGGAAGTTCATTTCCGTCCCGATTAATTTCAAAAACCATGCAATGAGTGCCATTCGTTATGGAATCGTGACTCATTGCAAATCTGAAGAGGATAGCTTTTTCGGCTTTGTCGGCCCCGATTGGAGGTAAGAATGACAAAAGAAGAGGAAGAGAAAAAAAGAAAGAGAGCAGACCCGAAGGAAGGCGCTGTGGTCACGTTCTTCAAGAATTTCACAGATGTGCAAAAGGCGAGGGTGGAGGCTTCCACTCAGAAGCATATTCTTGCTATCAATCAGAAAGTAGTGAGGAAGCTGGAGAGCCAGAATGCCAGGCTTCAGCACCTCGTTAGGGACGATATTATTACGCTGAGTGGTAGGCCTGCAAGATACGTAAGCAATAAGTACAAGACATACGGAACCGCAGTCGCTGAGATAAATAAAAAATACAACGCGACCGCCGATTTTGGCGTGCTTCAGACAGGAAGCATAATTGATTTGAGAGCCGCTTTCATCATAGGTGAAGGCTTGAAAATCATAAAGAAAGATAAAGACGCGAATGCCGAATATGACTGGGTACACGAATTCCTGGAATACAATGATTTGGATAATGAGGTTGTTCAGTCGTTCGCTTCGGAGGCGGAAATTGAAGGCAAAATAGCTTTGAAGCTCGCATTAGAAGAGACTCCTGAATCAACGAAAGAGAAGAAGATGTACATGGTCTCGACTCGCTATGTGAGTTGGACTGAGAACAACTACGTGATTAAAGCAAACCCGCAGGACTATATGCAATACGAGACAATGACGTGGAAGCCTAAAGATAAGGATAAGGACGAGGTACTCAAGGAATATGAGTTCGTTTACAAGAAATTCGGTGGACGCGTTCATCTCCCTAACTCAGCCACACCAAAAATCATGCGCTGTCTCACACAGATAGATAATCTCGATATGGCACTTAGGGATTGGAGGGAGATAGACAGGGTATTCGCAGGGCCGATTCTTGGCTATGAAGTGAGAGATTCCAAAGACGTGAAGCGGGCAACCGATGCGCTATCAGATAAGAACTGGAAGATTAAGAAAGTCTTCGTTGGTATGGGGAAATTCTATTACGCATCGTTTGATATTAAAGGCGTTGAATCGCTTGAGAATGAGATTGTGACGCTCTCCAAGATGATATCGGGGGCTACAGGAGTGCCAGTTCATTTTCTCGGCTTCCCCGATTTGATGTCGAACCGAGCAGTGGCGGAGAATATGATGCAGTTAGTTCATGCTGCTACAACGAAAGAGCGCGCAACGTGGAAAGGCGCGTATGAGGAAGTGATAGCAAAATCGATGGCATTGTACAACGCCGAGGTCAATAAAGGTATGAGTAATCTTAAAACGCTTGATCACAAGAAGATAGGCGTTGAGATTCCGATGATAACCAGAGAGCACTGGCTCCGTCTCGAAAAAGTCTATCTGCCCGCAGCCGTTGCAGGCAAGATTTCAGACGAGTCCTTTCAGGCCCTGCTTCCGGGATTTGATGTGGAGGCAGAGAAGAAGAGAAAAGATGAGAAAGAGAAGAGTGATTTTGTGAGGATAACAAAGGAGAATGAGGACTTGAAAAGAGACTTAGCGGATAAAGAAATCTTTGGGGAGGAAACTAAACCACCTCCTCCTGAAGGAGAAGAATAATGCCATACGAAGAAAGCCATGCTTGTTCAATCGACCCTACGCTAAAAGTGTTGGGATCACAGAAACGGATGCATAAAGGGAAGAGTTACACTGTCCGAATCGGGAGGAAGCCTGGAAGGATGAAAGGTTCTTCCGAACGGAGCTATTTATACGATGCAAAAGTGTGGTCTGAATCCGAAGCCCGTGCGCATTGTAAGGACCACGACGGGAAGTTTGAACCTGCCACAGGCAAAAAGGAGTAAGTAAATGGGAAAGAAAATTTTTACTACGAGAGACATCGACGTACGGTTCGATGACCGACCAAAAAAGCTGAAGCAGGTGACCACAAAGGATATTGAAATCAAACATTTGGGTCACGATGAGCCATTAGTGCCAGCTTCTGGACCACTCGTTACAACTCATAACATCGAGGATTTCCAGAAGAAAACGAAGAAGAGTATAGAGAAGAAGCCCTGGAATAAGATGAACGCTGAAGAGAGGAAAGAATATCAGAGAATGAAGAACGCTGAGAAGTAACGTGGATAAGTGTGGGAAGTGTTACTGGTTCTGTCACGTCCCTGAGAAGTTTGCGGAAATAAAGATAAACGGAGAGTTTATGTGCACAAACCGTGAAGTAAAAATGGTCAGTGTGGATAAAGACTTGCTTGCCTGCTCAAAATTTCGTAGGATTAAAGAGAGGACATTATGAAAATTAGAGCCAAACTCCTAGCGATGGCAGAGTCTGAAATAAAAGCCATGATTCCGCCCTACTATTTTGATAACATAAAACGGAGAGACCCCAAGCCGTTGTTCAAAGCTTTTGTTGTAGGTCAGGAAGGTCAAGCAGAGTCGAATTGGGTAGGGTTCGGAAAGGTGGTAAAGAACTGGTTTAAAGATGCCATAGGCAAGCTTTCACGAAAGATTTATCCAGGACTTCCACTGTTTTTCAACCATGCGGAGACAAACGATTCTGATGAGGACAGACGGGAGATAGGAGAAGTGGCAGGTTCCCGAGCACAGGATGTGAAGGGAAAATTTAGTGCTGTCATAGCCGCCTATATCTTTCCCGAATACAAAAAATTGACTTTAGACATTGCCTCAGTCGAGGTTGATGTTCATATAGATGATAGTGGCGTCGACGAAATCCGTGCTGTAAATGTTGACGATGTGACCGGAATTGCGTTAGGCAATTCGGCAGTCGATAGGCCAGGGTTCCCTGGAGCTACGTTGCTCGGAGAACTCCAGGCTTTCGCAGGGAAATCGAAACAAACCGAGGGGCGGAAATGGCAGCTCGGTTTAAAAATCACTGGTCGGGGAGAGCAAAAGCTCACCCTGGCAGAGGAGAAATAGAATGGGTGAAGTAATCACTATTGCTGAGATTAAAACTCTCATCAAGGAGGAAAAGGTCAAGCCATCTGATTTATTCAGTATGGAAGCATTGACCGAAGACCCTTCGGTTAAAGGCTTTGTTGACGCTTCGTGCAAGGAAGCAGTTGGTGGAGAGTACAAGCATCGGAAGAGAATCGATACGAAATTTGACGCAGAAAAAGAGGACTGGGAAAAGGAGAAGGAAGAGAAAGAGAAAGAAATCAAGAAGCTAAAATCGGATGGTGCCAAACGAGATGCTGTTGACCTTTTTGCGAAGAAGACAAAGGAGCGCAAGCTCGATGAGAAGCAGACTAAATTCATCGAGTCAAAGCAGGCTGATTTTGTTCCAGAAGATCCTGAGAAGCTGGACAAGGAAGTAGACCAGTTCATGGACAGCAAGATTGAGGAGTTCAAGAAGACAGCAGAGATTTTTGGTCATAAGGTAGAGACAGAAGAAGAAAAGAAAGGGGGAGGCGGCCCTGGAAAAGAAGAAGAGGGCGACGCCTCTTTTATACCTGATTAAAAATAACGATGCTCCACGCTTAGCGTGAAGTAGGCGGAAATTGACGACAGACGATTTAGCTAATCGTTTGGGCGGAATGAACGATGCCTCACACTTACCGTGAGGTAGGCGGAAACTTGAACGGCGGGCAATGTAAGCCGACTGCCTGGGCGGAAAAAATCCAATTAGGCTGGAGCAGAACATGGGAAGCAATTTTAGAACATCAACACCTATGGGAGATTGGCGAAGTTTTAGAT